TGATAAAACAATGGGATACCACAGAAGATTGGTTTGTTAAATCACCAGTAGTAACTGGGTTTGGAACAGGTGGTACATTAACGAGAACACTTAAATTTAGTGATAACACATCATCCACAAACTGTACTGTAGATATAACTGCAACTGGATTCAGACCAACAACTACAGATGGTAAAGCAAATGGTGATGGTAATGTATATTTATACATGGCGTTTGCAGACCACCCAATAGTAGGAACTAATGGAACAATAGCACTAGCTACATAGGAGAATAAATGGGAGTTAAACTAAAAAATAATGCATTTGGTACTTTAGCAGCTGGTATTAACAATTCTGTTACTACAGTCGCTCTCACTGCTGGACAAGGAGCTAAGTTTCCTACTACCAGTTCTGATGATTATTTTTATGCAACTCTTATTGATAGCTCAAATAATCTTGAAGTAGTAAAAGTTACTACTCGTTCAACTGATTCTATGACAGTCACAAGAGCTCAAGATAATACTTCGGCTAGGGCTTTTATAGCAGGTGATAGATTTGAACTTAGACCAAATGCAAAAGTCTTTGAAGATATATTATCAGAATCAAGGGATTTAAATGGAGCTGAATTTATTTTAGATGCTGATGCAGATACCAGTATAACTGCTGATACAGACGACCAAATAGATATTAAAATAGCTAACTCAGATGATTTTCAATTTACCTCAAACAAGTTTACAGCACAAATAGGTTCGGGAATATTACTAGCAAAATCAACTGCTACTTCTGATGAAGCAAGTAGTGCTGGTAGTTTTACTGAAAATAATTACAACATATCTCATACTTTAACTTTAGACGGGACTTTAGCTGACGATGCTGTATTAGCTGACTTTACGGTTACATCTGATAAATGTCTTGTTACGTCTGTAGTTGTTGGTGTGTGTAGTCTTAAGTGTCATGTAGATATACATACAGTAGCAGCAGGTTCTTTTAAAGTTAGTGTAACAAATAAATCAGGCGGAACTTTAGCTAACGATTCAACTATGGTATTAAACTATGTCATTTTATAAACAGACACCTTTATTAATGTTTCCTAATGGAACTATAGCTAGAAGTAAAACAATGGTAGATGGTTGTGTAGTAGTAGAAGAACCTGAATTAGAAGAGATTACTACAGTAACAAATGTAATAGACCAAACAAAAGCGGTAAAAGATGGAAGTTAAAGTAAAAGAAATGAAGGATAACAATGAATTAACTCTTGAAGTTGAACTTATTAAAAAAGATATTTACGACATTAAGAGTAATCATCTAACTCACATTGAAAAAGATTTGAGAGATGTAAAACGAGAAGTCTTTAAATTTAAGTATATAGCTTGGACAGCTATTGTTATTTTTGTCCTAGTTACAGATAAATTTACAGAAATAATTAAACTTATGTAGGAGAGATGTTATGCCAGGTGGAAAAAAAGTAGGAATGAAAACAATGCCAGGAAGCAAAGTTATTGCATCATATAAGTATGGTGGAATGGTTAAAAAGCCAAACAAAAAGTTTGGAAAGGGTGGCATGGTTTACAAAAAAGGAAAATGTAAATAATGGCTGCAGGAACCAAACATTACTTTAGAACAGGTAAGGAATTTAAAGGTGCTGTTCATAAAATGCCTGGAGGTAAAATACATACAGGCAAAACACATACTGCAAGTTCCAAACCTGTTGTTCATTTTAAAGATTTATCAACAAAAGCAAAAAAAATAGCGAGAGGATAATGGTATTAAAAAAACATCAAAACCCAACGGGTGGTTTAAATGCAGCAGGTAGAGCTCACTTTAATAAAAAAACTGGCTCTAAGCTTAAACCTCCAGTAACAGGTAAAGCCCCTAAAGGCTCTAAAGCAGCAGGTAGACGAGCTAGCTTTTGTGCTAGGATGTCTGGAGTTAAAGGCCCTATGAAAGATTCTAAGGGCAGACCAACAAGAAAAGCCTTAGCATTGAGGAAATGGAAATGTCGGAAGAAGTAACAGTAAAACGTTGTGTATGGATATTTCTGGTTCTGATATTGGTTTATGGTATAGCTGATGCTATAGGAGATGTAACAAGCTCAGGCAGCACCACAAACACCCAGTCCAATAACGCTGGTTCTAACACTGCGATAACAGGTGGGTATGAATCGAGTACTACATATCAATCAGGTTCTAGTTCTAACAGCACAACGAATAATGAAACTAATAACTCTACAAATCAAAAGACTGCTGTAAACAGTGCTAATTCGCCTGGTATGAGCGTTTATGGTCAAGACAGCTGTGTTATACCCTTAGCGGCTGGAGTCACTGTAATTGGCTTCTCAGGCTCTTTTGGGAGCTATTACACAGACCCAAATTGTGAAAGAAGAAAGTCTGTAGCTGTTTTAGCTAAACTTGGCATGAAGGTTGCAGCAATATCACTTATGTGTCAAGACGTTCATGTGTGGAAAGCCATGATGGATGCGGGCACGCCATGCCCAGTCGATGGCCTCATTGGAGAATCTGCAAAGAAAAGGTGGATGGAAAAGCGTAAACAAGAATTAACAGGAGCTACTGCTGCAACTAAACCGAGTATGACGTGGAATGATTAGAGTAATAATATTATCTTTAATATTAACTAGCTGTGCTACACACTCAGTAACATTAGGTCCAATGACAATTTATGGGAGTAACGAGCAAGAAATATACTTGCCTGAAAGAGAATGAAATACTTAATCCCTTTATTATTTCCTTTATCTTTGTTTGGTGAAACAACAGGCAATCTTTTAAATCAAACTTATTTTAATGGCAGTACACCTATCAATGGTTGGTCAGGAACTAATGACCATAGTCATGGTGGCTCAATTATTGCTGGTGTTCATGGTGAGTATTTAGAAAACACAATTACTTTAGGAGATACTCTTAATCAATCTCAAATGAATGGTGGTTGGACATCTACTTTTGGCAGTGACATATGGCATTGGAATGATTATCAATCTACAGTTAGAATGACACAGATTATAACAGGAGCAGATGGAAGTGTTACAACACAAGTAAGAGATGTTGTTAGTTCACCTTGTGGTGGTAATAATTGTGGTAGTTATGTAACTTATACAGACTCTTACACTCAAGGAATTAATAATCAATCTAACTTTAATATCAAAGTAAGATATGACTTTTCAGATACCAGTCAATCTAGTTCTCACTGGTCTCCTGATATAAAAAATCCTACATTAATTATAGAACATAGTCTTTTGTCTGTTGCACAACAAAGCACTATATCAGAAATAAATGAAACAATAGATGAAACTATACAACAACAAGTAGAAACAGTAGAATTTATACCAATAGAAGAGTTTACTTTTGAGGTGTATGAAGAACCAGTCATCCAAGTCTTTGAAGAAATATACATTGAAGAAATAGCTAAAGAAGAAATTAATATAGGAACAATTAACGTGTTCAAAGAAATACCTATGGAGGTAGCATATGAAGAACCAACGACCATCGAAACATTCTCAACAGAAATCCAAAGTTTTGAAGAAAACATTGAAACAAGAGAAAGTTTTAACAACACGCCAACAGGCGAAATTATGCAAGAAATCTTCAGTGAAGAAATCTACGAAACCCAAAACGTTGAAACAATCGTTGAACGAGAACCTGTTCGAGAAGAAACTAGCATCGGAAGCAGCACAGTTGTTGCTGAAAGACCAGAAGAAAACTCAAGCATTGAGACAGAAACAAGAGCAAGCAATGAGACAACATCAAGAGAAAACGAAGAAGGAGTTTCTACAGAGTCTAACTCACCGAGTAAAACAAATACCGCAGAAGCCTCTAGTAATGAAACTACAACAGAAAATTCTAATGTATCTAGCGAGTCTGAAACAGTTTCTAATAGTAATAGTACAGAAAATACAACTGTTGCTGAAGAAGAAGTAACCGATGAAACTGTCGGAGAAACAGAAACAGGAGGAAGTGAATCAGGAAATGGAGGAACTGAGACAGTTGCTGAAGGAGAAGAAACCCTCGAAGGCCGAGATACTGAGGTGGAAGAAGGCAGGGCTGAAAGAAACACTAGAGCAGATACTCAAACTATTTCAATAGAATCTATAGAAAAGAAAGTTAATGAAACTCTTAAACGAGTAGACCAAAGACTAATTGCTACTTCCCTCATTGTAGCTAGGGCTATGGAAAGCCCACTTTCTATGGACAATTATGGACAAATTAATAATAATATATTTATAAATCAATTAAATATTGATGGAGGTAGTTATGATGACCAAAGAGAATACATTGATTTGCGAGATATATATGCTGAGAATCAAATTACATATAATGACCCTGTGGCAAAGAGTCAAAAGATTCTTCAGGAATCTATAGATAACAGAATACGAGCAGAAGAACATTTAAGGAGGATTCGAGGATTTTAGAATTGAATAAAATCTATAATATTGATTGTTTAGAAGGTCTTTCCAAACTAAATAACGAATCTATTGATTTGATAATAACATCTCCGCCATATAATCTAGGCAATAATCATCATACTGGCTCAAAAAAAACACAATCTTATGAAGATAATATGTTAGAAACAGATTACCAAGAGTGGCAGAAACAAGTTCTTAATGAATGTTTCCGAGTTTTAACTCCTAAAGGTTCAATGATTTACCAACACAAGAATCGAATAAAAAAAGGAGTCCAAATATCGCCTTATGATCTTCTTCTT